CTGTCGTTCCTGCCTTTACATAAATTGTTGGGTTATCGGTTGTTCCATATTGGTCAAAACGATATGAAGAAGAACCATTATTAGTAACCTTTAATACTGTTGTAGCATTTTGGAAAGTATTTTCAAATGGTGCTTTATCTGAAATACCGGCTGGCTGTTCATTAATGTCTAAATAAGTTGGAGTGAACGGTACATTTCTCCAAGTATTATCACTACCAAAGAATTTTAAAATATCATCAGATTGTGGGCTTGTAATTGTTGTGTCAGTAATGTTAGTCATAGCAACTGAACTACTGCCACCGCCTGTAGCATCATCAACCCAAGCAAAGTCAGAACCTGTCCAACTTAATATTTGATCTGCAGATGCTCCACTTGTATTAAGGTGAGCAGATACATCGGAATCAGCATAATCTCCACCGCCACTACCGCCTATTGATGTAAACGTAAAGTTACCGCCACCATCAGTCGTAAGTACTTGACCTGCTGAACCGTCTGTACCAACATCTGATAAATTAAGTAAACTTGTTACGCCGGCACTTGGTAATGAAGCCCATGTATAATCTGTACCATCCCATTGTAATACTTCGTTAGAATTAGCAGCTGAAACGTTTAAGTGAGTATCAACATCACTGTCTCCAAATGAACCTCCACCTGAACCAGTAGCATCATCAACCCAAGCATAGTCAGAACCTGTCCAACTTAATATTTGATTGTCGCCAGCAGCCGAAACATTTAAATGAGTATCAACATCGCTTGTTCCGAATGAACTACCACCGCCACCACCTTCAACCCAACTATAAGAACCGTTTGCGCTTGTACCAAGAACATAACCATCTGTTTCATCATTTAATATATTGGCCGAATATACAAATGTGTTAAGAGGATCAATATAACTGGTAGGAGCGCCTGCTGACGTATCTGTTAATACTTTATTCCAAGTACCGTGAGCGTAATATAATGCGCCTGTGTCGTGAGCATGTCCAATTGAACCATGATAAGTTGATGGACTAACTGCTTCTAACAAAGCTTCCGTATTATATAAGAATGATACCTTATGCGGTTTACCTATTAAATCCAACGCACCATTAATATCAAATAAATCAATTGGATTATTTGCATCACCTAGTGCTAGGTATAGCTCTGTTAGGTTATCGTTTACTTTATCAAAAGCATTACGTAACGGATCACCTGTCCCGTCATTCGCAGATGCTCCGATGTTAATTATTTGCTTGGCCATAGCTCTTCTTTCCTAATTTGTCTTTAATTAAATATTTATTGTTAATAGTCTGTGTCGAAGTTACTTTCGAAGTATTTCGTTATTAATCTTCTCATGTCCGCCGACACTTCGTGTCCTACATTGTCTCGTAACCATACTACGTTACCATAAGGACTTATTCTGCTCTCTGCTCCATATACGTATCCGCCTGTTAACTGGAACCCAGTATATCCCATTGCTTGTGCAAATCTATAAGACGAATTATCTGCACTTAAGAATGTTGGACTGTTCGGTATAAGATTAGATGCATTACCTCTAAATGGAACAGTGAAATCATTCATACCGTTAATTTGTAGAATCCTTCTTTGTGGTATTGGATTTCTAAACTGATCGTATCCATCGTAAGGATATGCATCACCAGTTTCAAAGTCGTTAGAAGGATACCAGAATCTGCTGTCTCTATATTGATCTGTATTCGTTTGTGATAATAAACAAGCAATTACGTCAACACTCAGATCTCTTATTTCAATTGCGGCTCTTAGTGCAAGGGCACCACCATTAGAAACACCAAGAATACGAATCTTATCCGAATCAACATTATTATATACTTTCAGTTTTTCAATCATTTCTACTAACATTTCAATGTCAGGACCTTTACTGACTTCCATTGAAACGTTCCAAGAATTAATAAATCCTTGAATACCAATTAAGATATGTCCTGTTAAATCATCTTTCCAATCTTCAACCATCTCGGCGCCTGTACCACCATTACCATGTAATAATATCGCAACTGGGTAAGGACCTGTTCCTGTAGTTGGCATTCCAACAGTAACTTCATAATCGTGGAATCCTTGTTCCCATTGTGTTGTAATAGTTAAATCATTGGCTGAAGCTTCGTTCATTGTTAATCCACCAGTTCCTCCTGGCGTATGATCAGCAGCAACGAATGAACTGTCGGCAGTATAGTTTGTAACCGAAGCTCTCAAGTTTTCAATATCTGCTTGGTCGAACGGAGAACCACCACCTTGGTCGTTGAACTTTCTTAAGAATCTTTGTTTAATTGAACCGCCCATATAGGCTTTAAATATAAAGTCACCAAACAGCTTTGTACCAGAAAGGTGAACATTTTCTTTTAATAACTTTTCGTATTCTTGTAAAGGTAATGATGATTTAATCTGATATGAATACTCTTGATAGAAATCACTATCCTGTATTCTCATTCCTGAGTCAATGTATTCCTGATCGTATACATTAATAGTTTGATCTAATTCCCATACAAGAAGTTCCATGTCAGCATACCAGAATTGCTGTTTCATCGATGGGACGACAATATTATTCCATCTTTCGGTTACTGCCGCCGCGGCTGTCTTACTACGTAACACTGTGAACTGAATGCTTGAACCGCCATTAAGAGGAAAACCTTGTTTTGTCATATCGTATATAGCAAAACCATCAGAGGCTATACTTCTTAACCAAGGATCAACCGCAGGACTCAGCGCAGGATAATCATTTGTTGGATCTGCTCCAAACGCCATTCTCATAACAATTATCGGAAGGAGAGATGCAGGAATGTTAGTCGTGGTTTGTGTAACACCATTTTGTTTCCAACCACTAAGATGTGAATTAACACCTGCCCAGTATCCGCTCGTAGTACCTTGTGTTTCTGCCTCAACATAACCAGACACAATCTTAATATTATTATCATCTCTTAATTCGGCTTTACCCGTTTCAAAATCTGCAATATTAACTAATAGAGGATCATATCCAACATATCCAAATCCTGAATTAAGAACAGCAACTTCTTGAACTTTACCTACCGCAAACTCAGTCGTTCCATTTACGATTGCATTATCACCAAATCTTTTAGTGTCTAAATAATCGTTTTGAATAATGGAAACATCGAACTCAGAAAAAACAGCGCCATTTGCTAATCGTATATTTTCTGTTTTATTAAATCCACTATAATTAAATGGTACAAATTTAATGAATCCGCCTGCAGAGTCAACTTCTTGAACCACACCTTGGATATTAGAATCCACACCTACGATTCGATCTCCTATTGAGAAACTACCTGCATCACCTGCGTCAGTAAAGTTTACAATTTGATTCTTACGATCAAGGTTTCTAATTAATGAATCTTGAGCAGCTACGAATACATCGTTCTGATAATCTGCTCCTGGATCAATACCGCTAAATCCTGCGATACGACCAATTGTTAAATCTTGAATATTAAATGCTTGATTTAATGGCGTCGTTATAAGAACAGGGGATGCCGTTCCTGACATTGGAGTGACTGCACCATAATCAGCTGCGTTTAATGCTATATTTAAATAAGGAGTAATAGGATCAGTAATAACAGAAGCAACGGAAGTATCAGTTAAAGCAGTAACCTTAACATCGTTAGCGTTAGCCGTATCTGCAAATTGAGGTCCTGGTGAACTTAGATTTTGTGGAGTTAACTGATTCGATTCAAAACCAAGATTAATTTCTAAACCAGATTGAGCCGTTGTGACAAGAGCGTTATCTTGCATTACCTGCCCGGTAACCATTTTAAAACCAACAACACTTTCGTTCTGTCCAATCACTGTACCTGTATTACCAAACTGATCTGCTATAGATTCACCGATAATAAATTGCTGATCGTAACCACTCTCAGAGTTATTTAAAATAATAGATTGGTCAGAAACAACTAATCGTGTATTTTCAATAGTATAACCGTAACCGCCATCTTCGAGATCATATCTTATTTCACCAGAAACAGTATCAGTAACCTTAGTTACAATTACTTTACCTGCATATCCGTCTTTTTGTCGAACATTAAATACTTCACCAATGTCTCTACTTGGTAATGAATCTTTATCGTCAGAATCAACAGTAAAGCCAGATAGAGAACCATTTGTTTTACCAAACTGTACTATTTCACCATTAATGTTCGTGATAATATCTTCGTACTTTTTAAACGTACCTTGAATACCATCAAGATATATGACAGGAGTTTTAATACCATTTAGAATAAAGAAGTTAACTGAACGAACGGATGCCTTTGCTTTTGTGACAGCTCCTTCAATGTTACGTGATAATATATCAACGTAATTATATTCTTGTCCTGACTTAGAAGTAAATAAATCATTGTTTGGAAACATTTGTAAGTAAACGCCTTGCTTCCATTCTGAGTCTGAAATCTTTTGCATCTTGTCGGAAGGATAAGATATTTCAATATCAAACTCTTGATAGAATATAGCAAAGAATAACTCAATACCTCGGGCTGTACCTTTTGCTCGATACAAGTCAAGTATATTTTTAATAATAAATTTAATAAGATCTGCTTTAAGTGGAAGATCAGCAAGGAACTTTTTCTTAAAGAGAATAATCATACTCTCTAAAGTAGTATCAATATCACGCGTTTCAAATAAACGTCTTGATTGATACAGATGCTGATTCTCTTGAGTCTCTGAGAACTTATAATAGTCCTCGACTAATTGAACAAGCTCAGGTCCATCTTCCCTGTAAATAGCCGGGAATTGCCGCTTGACGAAAAGCGATATGTTTTTTTCTATTTCACCCTGAGGCATAATTCTCTTCTCTTATTAATATGACGAGGTTGTACCTGAAGAACTCGCTGATGCTGTAATCTTTGCTTTATCTTCAAGCTCCATTACAATATTAACATCTGAATCTCTTAATATAAACACTCGACCTTGTGGAGCTTTAATATCATTTTCGATTGTCTTTGCGGTTATCTTAATTGCTGAACCAGTAAAGGCTTCTACTGAAAAGTTTGTTAACTTAACTTCACCTTTAATATAATCTACAGTACCTGCCGTAGGATTAATAATCTGTGGATTCGTAACTTCATCTGTAATAATCATAACGTTACCGTTACCATCATCCTGTAAGAATACACAAGCATTATCAATATCAAACGGTGATGATTTAATCGCAGGTTTATAATTCACAAATCCATTTGCTGCTTTATAAGGATAAGGTCTAACCAATTCTGTTTCAAATTTAAATGTTGGATTCGTATTAAAGTTAAGAGGTGGAGAGTATTCAATAATAGGAACAACATTAATTTGGTTACTTAATATACCTACATCCAAATCATCGATGATTCCTGAAACCTTTGAAGCTCTTAACGTCTTATCAAACGATTCGAGATTATCAACAGAATATTTTTGAACTGCTGCTCTTACGAGTGCTTCAAGATCTGATTCTGATTTCTCTGTATTCTTTCTACTATAATTAACGCTTATAGTCATATCAGCATAAACGAATTCCGTTTGCTTAAAGATTGGTTCAATTCCTAATGGTGCTCTTTCTTTTAAATAAGCAATATATGAATTAGATAAAGTAGAGGATATAATTCTTGTATTATCATTAAGGAATACTGAAATAGCAACTCGACCAAATTGAGGTGGATCTAATTGTTCACCGCCATAAGCAGAGACTGCCGTAATCTCAGGGAATGCTTGTTGTAATAGTACTTCGTAATCTTTAGTAGTAACTGCTCGTTCTTGTACCTGTAATGATTTAGGAGCAAAGTATCGAATAGATTCCATTGACTCACGTTCTTGACCACCCGTAGCAGGTGTTATAACAGTTGCCGATACAACTCCATTCTCACCAATGAATCCATTACCAAAAGTATCTGCTCCATTAGGTTCGGTTCCTGAACAGATTCTATAACGTACTCTTACATCTTCGAATTCTTCAGGCTGTCTACCAAATTGATTCTTACCAAAGTAAATAGAATACTTTTCATCAAGATATGGTTCAAGATAGAATACGTTATCCGTTGGCTTAACACCGTAAATCGTATTTGCTCTTGTATACACGTTTGCATCATCGGTTGCTTCTGCATCAACAAACACAACAATTGAATCTGTATCCACTTCATTGTTTGTAAGGTATACTCTAAGTACTCCGTCTGCATCAACGATAAATCCTTCTCGTTGGAAAGACGTTAACATTTCACCTTCAAACATTTCAATGTTTTGAGCTTTGTAAATACCTGGAGATGTTTTTCTTGCGGTATGTGATTCACTTGTAACAAAGTTATATGATTCACCTTGATAGTTAGCAGATAAATCAAAGTATTGTGGAATAGTGATAGTAGATGCAGTAGAGGTTGTATCGGTAATAGTAATATCAACGATAGCTTTAGCAGATTTACGAGATCTTGGAATATAGTTTAATTCTTTTGCATGAGAAACGATTGAGTTCTTAAGGACGGCAGAGTCAAGAAACATTTCGTTAAGCGCCATGTTCGTATAGAAGTTATTATTATAACTATTAAATGCGAGTACATCAAGTAAGGCAGACAGGTTTGAACCTTCAAAGTTGTAATCTTTGAATTGTGTTTGCGTTTGAAGATATACCTTAAACTGATTTTTGATACTTTCAAAGTCTAATTCAGTAATTGGTGTTTTTGGATTTGCCATCTCTATCTATTCCTTTTTAATATAACATCTAATGAAATTGGTTGTTGTGCATTGCGAATGTAAAAAGTAATTTTAACCACAACAGATCCTTCATCCATATTACCCGAAACATATACGTCTATTAAACTTGCTCGAGGTTCGTATGTATTGATTGTAGATGTTACTCTATCTTTGATAAGTTTGAGTGTTCCCGGAGTTAAATTTTCAAATAACATATCACGAATATTGCCACCTAAGAATGGTTGCATTGGTCGTTCACCACGATCCGTTAATATAAGATTCTTAATTGCATCTTTAACCGCAGTTTCATCTTTTTGTAATGCAATGTCTTTTGACACAGGACTAACACGAAGATCCTTATGGAAGTCCGCGTAAAGATTTACCTTTTTCTTTTTGGCGATAAGTACTCTGCAATTGACATTTATAATATTTCTCTTAAATCTAAATGAATGAAATCATCGTATTCTTTAATGTATTTAAAACCTACTTTAAATGCATCTTCTAAAAACTTTGGAACGTTTGCCATATCTTTTTTGATATCTACAACCATTCCGCTTAAATGGGAATTATCTTCTGCCCATTTTTGTTTTGTATTATAAGCTTTACTTACATAACCATTTGTTATAATAAGTTTACTTCCTGTTAATAACCTTAATCTTTTGAGGTATACTTTAACATCAAGATCTACTCTTGTATATCCATATATACCAACGCCTTCTTTTGCGTCGAAGTGGTTTACTGATCCATCAGGACCTAAACCAATATCTGTATCATTTCCGGCAAATACATTACCGCACCTTGGCAAATCACGATAATCCGCTGCGGTGATAGGAGGAATGTTTTGTGGATCCTCGCCAGTGTTTGTAATTACATCTCCACCAGTCGCGGTCCATTGGCCCTCCAATCTATTTATTACCTCTTGCCTAGTAGTTGGAGAATACCTTATAGCTCCTGCCTTGATTGCTGACGATTCATTGATTCTTGAGATCGTTTGAAGCCTGTTTACAATCGTCGAGTATCTATTGGTATAATCATTAAGTGGTTTATTAATGTCCCTTACCAATGCTTCTACGTTGGCTGCAAGTGCACATATACGAGCAATAAGGAACTGAATCTCTTCGATACCAGGACTCTCGAATAAACTTTTTGCGTAATCAATTAATCCACCAATTTTATCTTTAATACCTTTCTTATTCTCTTCAGTAAAGAATGCACAGGTCTGTTCTCGTACTGTCATAATACCTTTTACAACTTTAGCATCTACAAATGTTTCAAAGCCTTCTGTAATAGCAGCAGGATCGAAATTATCAACCATATCTTGTACTTCTGCAAAGACTTGGTTAATTACGGCTTTAACCTTTTTCTTAATTTCTTTAATTAGTTTATCAATGATTTCTTGAACAGTAAGATCTTTAATTCCATCGTATCCTCTACTGATCTTATCAGCAATTGCTAAAGCATCTGTAATTAGACCATCTACAACTCCAATTAAATCAAAGAACGCATCAATAGAAGAAAAGATAGAATCAAACCTATCGCAGAATCCACCTAATAAACTTGTACTGAAATCGTTTTTATAATAAGAATCTAAATTCCTTGCCAATCTCTGATAATCATTTTCATTCATTAAACCTTGAGGAGTATAATTATATCTCTGAATAAAGTCAGCAGTTTCAAGTTGAGA